TAGGTTCCGATCTCCAAGACCATGATTCACCGTCGCTATTCCCATTAGTGGAAGCAAATGCTATTGTTAAACCATAGCTAAGTGAAATAGGAGAGTTTGAACAACTTACTCCAGTAGCATTATAAGATGACGGCACATCACGCCACTTAAAAGTATCTGGAGTTCCCTCGGAATCTATCTGAACATGAAAGGTCACTGGGGAACTCCCAGTAAATGTTCCACTAACAGTTAACCCGCCTCCCGATATAGACATTATGCCTCACCCCCGCCAAGATGAGTTATACTGCCAACGATGCCAGTAAGTTCGGTGGCAGATTCCCATTCACTTATAAGGTATAAATCAGTAGGTATGCTCTTTAGCTTACCATCTTCCGTTACACTATCAAGATTTAAACTATAACTAGCTGCATCTTCCTTTATATCACGCTCTGATGGCGTAATAATTGTACCAGACATGAATGACTTTATTTCAAACAATTCCTTTGCCATAGAACCTCCATTCTAACCTTTTATTAAGTCTCCCCAAAGAGACGTTTTGCCATTAATTATTTGGACTATATGAACTGTAAATAATCCTCTATCAAAATAATCAACGACGGCAAAAGCATGAGCCCAATTATGCTTACGATTAAGTAACCATGCATTAGAAGAGTCATCCATCTTCTTTAAACATCCAATCGCCCATGCGCTTTTTGCACCATCTAAGTGCGTTATACTGTGCTGCTGCAAATCGTGATGATGTGCATACATTATATTCACCCCAAGCTTCAATAAATGATTTCTTGAGTGATGTATTCCAGCAAAGTGATGACCGTGATAATACCATAGTTTTCCTATTTTAAGATACTTTCCAGCTGGATAATAGACAAAGCCACGCTCATCCATCTTAAGTGCTTTCTTGCACGATAAGTCAGATAAGTACGGATTCTCACTAACAAAGCTGTCAAGCCACATCTCGTGGTTGCCTTGTGTGAAATACTTTTCTTTGCAGTTAACTTTATCCAGTGCTTCATCTATTTCATCCAATCCCTTGTTTACCGCTTCTATATCCTTGTAGACAAATGGAAGCTGGTATTCAAGGGGTGGTCTCTTTTTTTTCTTCCATTGCCAATGACTAACAGACTCGAATTCACCAGTATCTCCGAGATCAATGTAAAAGTCTGGCTTTACTATTTCTATGGCCTGTGTCAAACAACGTATTGCCCTTTTATCGGCAAGGGGAAAATGCTTATCAGGAGTTATAATTCCCCGTTTAACGACTCCCGCGTTTTCATTATGCATAGTACTCCTCTGGACCATCGAAGTCAAAGTAAAGGTCCTTTGTTTTGTCTAGGTGTCTGAGAGTTGTTTTCCGAGTAAACCTGAGCAATCTTCTTTCACACTTCCTGCATTCCCACAAAAGTGTTCCATCATAAGCACCTAATACTTCAATACCTATAATATCTTCCCCTCCACAATAAGGACACACCTCAGGTCGTTCAGGAAATGATTTCGTACCTATCACCCTAAGTTTCTCAAGCGTTACTAATTCCATATTTGCTTCCTCTCAGTATTATACGCTAATTTACAACCTTTTTTGACGATTCGCAAGCAATTAATAATCAACTGGTCTAATTGTATGCGTAACACCACTTAATCCTCGATTAGCGTATTTCTTCCCTTCCTTTACCATGCTTTCAAAAATAGACATCCAGTATTGTGCTACTGTCATAAATTGTGGATTTTCACTCATTTTTCTCTCATACCCTTTTTGGACTGCTTTCGCTACTACAGCATCGCAAAATTCTTCTGGTATTAATGGGTTATCATCAATACCTGTTTCTCCACTACTTCCACTCCCACCTACAAACTTGTTATCTGTTCTTACAACAAAAAGAGTGATAGCTTTCCCCGCAGGTGGACCAGAAAACCTAGAATCAATCCCAGCACTTGCGTCTAATTTTGAAATAGCTATTTTATCAGCAGGCGGATCACCTATCTTACCAAGCCAATAAACATATTCTTGTTGGTCTACATATATTGCCATTATACTAAATCCCTTTCATCCGGTGTTCCCAGAAGTTTTTTTATGCTAAATCCGTCATAATCAACAGATAATACTTCCAATATATCGGCTGGAAGCGTATACCAGCGTTTATTAGCAATTGTAGTAATAGACGTATCAGTTCCTTTCAGAATCCTTGTTTTTCTGCAAAACTCTTGAATAGCCTGATTCAACCATATTCGTATCTGTGTTTCACTAACATCTGGATGATGCTGTTGCACCATTTCTATCATATGGCGCTGTGTTATCCCAGAAGCAAAAGCCATAACACCCCTCCTTTATTTACGACCACTTTTTTTGCGATCTTGTTTTTTATCCGTGTTCATCTTACGACGAGTATCTGGTTTTTCTCCATGCCAACGACTACCAACATCAACAGTTGTCATTATCTTCGGTTTCTCACTCATAGTAAATTACCATCCTATCATTTGTACCACATTTTAAACATTTAGTGATTTAGGGAGGTATCGAGCCTCCCTAAACCGTAATCTATATATGACGCTATTACCTCGTCAATTTAAGATTTATGATGGGTCAGCCCCTATACCTGAAATGGTAGTTGTATCCTGACTAGCAGCATTACCTTGAACATGTACTGTAACAAGGCCCCCACCTGAGACATCTTCCACCTTCAGTATATGAGAACCAGCAGGCACAGTACATTCTTCACCAACTTCAGTAGTTGCAATCAACTCATAAGTATATGAACTAGCTGCAACGCCCGCACCTATACCTACATCATCAGCATTACTTGCAGTAGACACTTTCACATCTGCAGCTGGAGATACAATACATCCAGCACCTGAAAGAGTAATCGTATCAGATGCAGTTGACGCTAACGTCTGAGTATATTTGGTAAAACTACCGGCTTTTGATTTTGTCCAAGCCATTAGTTACCTCCTAACTGAACTTCAGGATAGCGTGAGTTTCGGGAAGACTGATTTCAAGACCAGCTTCGGTCAAGATCATATCTTTCCGGCCATCTACGTTATTATTCTGAACATTCGTGATAATGTGTGTATCACGAGATACACCATTACCAACCAACGGCCGATAAGCTACATTTGACATGTCAACTGCCATCGCATAATCTTCCCACATTCCGCGAAGAAGTGGATCAGCTACGAAGTGCAGTTTCCCGAAAATAGTATCAACTATTGTAACATCATGCCCAAACTTACCTGGGATGCTAGTCACATCTAGTCTATACTGGGAAGCACCAACTGTGTTATTCATGAAACTACCTGAACCCATTTTGTTCAAGTAAGAAAGAATCTTTCTTGAACATAGAACAAGTTTGTTTCCTGAATTCCCGCTTTCAGGTGCGAAGAAATCTTCCATCGCATCCAGAAACGCGTCATACCCAGAACTAGCATAAGTAAAATTATAAATCTTACCATACTGCTCTGTGTAAGGTAGAATACCCCATGTATATCGGATAGGACCATCAGTTGATGATGTTTCATCAGCATCTGCGGAACCAATACCCATTAGAAAAGCCTCTTCAAGGTCCATCTTGTGTTCCATAAGCTTTTCCTGCCATACACGTTTGTATTCATTAGCCTTGCCACGGTACTTTGTAGCTAGCGCTGTACCAGAATAAAGAGGAATTGCTGTCTTAAAAATCTGGACATATCCTTCTCTATCGTACAGTTTATCTGCCCAGCCTTCAGGGTCATCAGACCCCTCAGCCCAGGCACTTCCAATCACTTGACCTTTAGCGTTTGCTTCAAACTCATATGTTCCAGCTGCTAAAGCCGAAACAACGAGATTCGCCTCACCTGAAGATGTTAGGTCGACAGATGTTATTTTAAAACGTAACACACCATCGTCCTTACTCTGTATAGCAATTACTTGCCCTGGGACAAAAAATAACGGCTGTTGACCAGCTGCTACTCTACCATACTTGTCGTATCCACAATCAACAGCTATACTCATAGCACCTCCAAGTGCGTACTGAGCGTCTGAGACGGGGTCTACTACATCAAAATTCCGTCGCTGCCATTGATGACGCTGTTCAAGAAACTTGAAAACAGGATCATCCGTTGACTTCTTCGAAACCTTGGATAGGTAAGTGAAGAAAGGAGACTGCTGTGGTGCAAGCTCAGCTATTCTTTCACCGAAATTAAATAATCGGCGACTGTCGTTTATACTTACTGATGACTGTATTCCTAAGCCAGCAGAAGTACTATATTGATTAGCCATAGTTAAACCTCCTTAACTATTTATTTTACCACGGATTTTGCTTATCAAAATCACCAATAAGCTCATCCATTATCCGGTCTTCAGCAGTTTTATCAGTCTGCCGATTTACCCCGGATACTACTCCCATCGGACTAGGAATTTGTTGCGCCCTACGAGTCTGCTGAAAAGCAGGACTCGGTTTAG